CATGGATGGCACCTGTTGATCAACCACACGAGAACTTTGTATTCCCAGAGGAAGTCTTGCCCCGTGGCAACGCACTCTAAGGGATGCTGTGGGGCAGGATGTCCTGACTGCCCCTTCCGACCTAAAAATAAATAACTGTGTTATAATATGGGGCAGAGTCCCTTTTTTTATGGAATATAAAAAGTGTGAAATAGATTTATTTCCGACCCCAGTATCATTGTATGATTTATCCAGTGTTGATGTAGAACCTTTGCTTCAAGTAATCGAAGAATTGGAAACTCACGCATATTATCTGGTGGAATCTGGAGAGAGTAGTTTTGGACCGCAATCAGAATTACTAAATGATTCAAGACTAATAGATTTAAAAAAAAGTATTAAGAGTTGTCTGGATGATTATGTAGATAGACTGGGAATCTTTCCACTTTCATTTGCGGAAAGTTGGTTTAACAAGACTCCCCCTGGTGGAAGACTAGATCTTCATAGGCACGAGGGGAGTTGCATTAGTGGTGCGTTCTATCCTTTAGATGAAGAAATTGTTCCTTTGCTTTTTAAGAGTCCTATTCTTCCATATAAAATGAATGAGTTATACCGTCCAGGGGTTCAAACTCAACATGCATATGGATTCAATACAGTGTTTCCAAGTAAAGGTATGCTCATTTTATTTCCTAGTTGGTTAGAACACAAAACCGACTTTGAAATTGGGAAAAGATTAGTCGTTAGTTTCAATACATTTTATACACATGAAAATTTGGATGCTTGCTAATCGTAAAACAAAAGAAATTTACGAAAAACAAAGATTCGTTGAAGAATCAGAAAGAATGGGAATTGATTTCTCTGTTGTTTATGCCGATGAAGTAGACCTTATTGTTTCCCGTGATGACAGAAAATCAATCAGATACCAGAATGATGTTGTTAGTCTCCCAGATGTTTTACTCGCTAGGACAGGATCAGCTACTGGTAACTACAATCTGTCAGTCCTACGACAGTTTGAACGATTGAATGTTCCTACTCTGCCAAACTCTACTGCGATAGAAGCAGCAAAGGATAAAATGTATGCCAATCAAATCCTAGCACAAGCAGGACTTCCTATTCCTAAAACAATGCTCACTCGTTTTCCAAGTGATTGTGATCTAATAGAAAAGCAAGTAGGATTTCCCTGTGTTGTCAAAGTGATTACTGGTTCTTATGGTGCTGGTGTTTATCTTTGTGAGGATAAAAAACAATTCAAAGACTTGTCAGAACTTATTTCTGCGTTAGACTTCAAGAACTCCATGATTGTCCAAGAGTATGTACAATTTTCAGAAGGACGTGATCTTCGTGTTATCGTTATTGGTGGTAGGGTCGTTGGTGCTATGCTTCGCCAAAGTACCGATGGATCATTTAAAGCAAACATATCCCGTGGAGGTAAAGGATTAGCTCATGATGTTGATGAGAAAATGGAACTGCTTGCTATTCAAACCGCAAAGGCATTGGATCTTGACATCGCTGGTATTGATTTGTTGTTTCATGAAGATGGATACAGGGTTTGTGAAGCAAACTCCTCACCAGGATTTCGTGGGTTTGAAACCGCCTTGGGTGTAAACATCCCACAAAAAATATTTAACTTTGCTCAATTTAAAACTAATGAATGATTATTGGGTGGTGACCGACAAAACCACAGGTAAAATAATTGCCCATTGTGGCGAAGAAACGGATGCTCTTATGATGGTTGGATTTTGTCCACATAAGAGGACTTATAGAAAACAAAGATATATACTAGATCAAGTTATTGATGTTTTTTCTACGGTCGATAACCAACTTCCAGGCCAAGTTGGATTGCCACCTGCTAAAGAAGCATTACCTCCAGTTGAAATTCAACTAAAACTTGTTCTTCCAGAAAGCGAATTAGATCCAGTAGTTGTATGAGTAACCTTACAAAAATGAACTTTACTGTTTACTCAAAATCTGGGTGCCCTTTTTGTCAACAAATTATAAAAATTCTTGAACTTGCAGAACTTAAACATGTAGTTTATTCTCTTGATATTGATTTCAGTCGGAACGAATTTTACGCCGAGTTTGGTGAAAACTCTACATTTCCACAAGTCATCTGTAACGATAAAAAGTTAGGAGGATCATTAGATTCAATCAAATATTTGAAAGAAAATATGCTCATTTGATCCTAAATAGATATGCATACCTCGCAGTAATGCATGGAAGTCTTTAGCTCCCCAGAAGATTACTTGTATAATCTTCACACATGTTCACCAGGAGAAGCTAAAAAGATATGGAAAAATTCAATTAAGGAATCATTTGATTATAAATGTGCATATTGTGGTTCTAGAGAAGACTTAACTCTTGATCACATTGTCCCTCGATATGCCGGAGGATCAGACGACACTGGTAATCTTATTAGTTGTTGTAATGACTGCAATAGATCCAAATCTCATGAAAACTGGCAAAGTTGGTACAGGAGACAGTCATTTTACGATCCGTATAAGGAACAGAGAATTCTTTTGTGGCAGAAACAAAGAAGTCCTCTCCTAGAAAATTCAGTTAATACGGAACCAAAAAGGTTTTTTTTAAGTAGAAATAATTTTGTTTACAAAAAAGTTGATCTATAGTTTTTGTAACAGATGTTACAAAATTACTTGACTATATATCATACAAGATCTATAATGATCTCACGTTCATCCTATGACAAAAGCACTCTTGCTTTTAGCATGGGTTCCACTTCTTTCTATTGCTGCGGCGCATCCACTCGAAACTGAATATCCAGTTACGATTAGTTGTGACACGGCGTGGGAACTAATGGACATCGTTAAAAACGACGATGTGGTTCACCAAAGGATAGAAGACCGATTGCTACTAGAACTCCGAAGGGATGTTCTGACAAAGTGTTAAACTGAATAGGACGGAAGTAAGCCGACTCGGAACGGATCGTTCATCTATGGAAATCATTCTCTGGACTTGCGTTGAAGCTCAAAAGCTTATTAACAATGTTCGCACCTCAAAAGTGCCTGATGAAGTAAAAGCAGAGCTTATTCAAATTTATAAAGAACACGCACCAAAGACCTGTAAGTTTACCATAGACGCAAAAGCCGACTGAAGGAACGCTCTTTAACCTGAACAACTAAGGAGAAAACCTAATGTCAAAAGTCGTATACCGTGGCGTTGAGTATGATACCGTACAACGCCGTCAAGCACAATCACAAGTGCAACAACAACCTCAACAATACAATGAGACCTACCGTGGGGTCAAATTTGTAAAAGAGGGGAAGCAGGGATGACAGCAACCTATCGTGGTGTGAAGTATAACACTCACACTCCGAAACTAGAATATCGTAAGTGGTATTCACAAACACATGCTCCATCGCATCCATCAAACACATATCGTGGTGTTGCTTATCGTCCTTGTAACAACTGGAACTGGGAGGAGAAGAAATGAAAAAACTTAACTTCCTACAATTGATTAAGGAACAAAAGCAAAAAGAGGAGCGTCGTCATCAAGCACAACTAGCACAACTAGTAGGAGCAAAGCAATGATGCAAACTGTCGTATCTTTAACTGCTACTATAGCTCTAGGGACAATCTTACTTTCAACCTACATTCAGTGGTTGTACAAGTATTAATCAACGGGGGGCAACCCCCTTTTTTTATGAGTATATATTCATAGGTATAAATTTTTGTTGTGTAAAGTCATGAAATCCACATAATTTTACTACATAGTAATAGAATTAAGAGGTGATTTAGATGAACGAAAACTTCTTTATCATGTTGTTCTTTGTGCATGGAGGTTATTATGCACAATCTAATCTCTTACAATCAACTAGCTGGATGGAAACACTTTGAGGAAACCGTTGACCGATGCAATGATCAAAATGAATTGATCAATGACTATTTTAACTGTCTGATCGAATGCGATGAGGAGAAACAAGTATGTAAGAAAATTTGTAGAGAATTATTGAGTCGTTCTTAATTTTTAATTAGAGAATAAAACGGAGGAGACACATGTCTCCTCTTTTTTTTGTTTCCCTAACAATTTTGCATTTTCAACTATTTAATATTATAATTAGATATTATAACCTTTCTTCATGTCAAATAATCCAGAACGATTGGTAACTCAAAAAGAGTGCCAGGAGATGATTGACGCTGCCATAAGGAGGCATAATCGTAATGCGTCTATCATTAGTGCCTGTATCGGTTGGTTAGTTCTTGCTTTATTTGCCGAAGGACTTTTACGACTTATAGGAGTTATTCCCCCACTACTACCATGGCTCAACATTACCCTGAAATAATAGGCATAGTTCTATTACTGGTATTTGCTGGCACAATGTTCTATCAAGGTTCAATGATTATGAAAGGATTGAGAGGTTACAGACACTGTGCAAGAGATCAACACGAATCAGAAAATATGCGACGAAGATTGGAAGAAATGATGAGCGAAAAAATAAATGATCACTGAGGAAGATTTAAAAGAATTGCAAGAAAGAGTTTTAGATTTAAAAATGATAGAGCTCTTTGAAGAACCATCTACCTACGAAGACGAAGATTATGGAAATGACAGAATTTATTGATTTTATTTCAAAAGAACTTATGATTTCTGTGGTGTTTATTGGCGGGGTTGTGATAGGTTATGTAAATGGTATAAAAGATTCTGGAGGTTTATGAGAAAACTAAATGATACACTACTCGGAATCACGGTAGCAATCATTGACTTTATCTACCGTGGATTACCAATACAAAGATTTTGGGTGCTTGAGACGATTGCTAGAGCACCATACTTTGCCTTTCTAAGTGTGCTACATCTTAGAGAAAGTCTGGGACTTAGAACAGAAGCACACTATTTTCTAATGAAAGAACACTTCGCACAGACAATCAATGAAACCGAACACCTTATCGAAATGGAGTCGCGTGGCGGAAGCGACCGCTGGTTTGATCGCTTTTTCGCTTATCATCTGGTTCTCATCTATT